AATCACACCCACGACGGCAAGGCCGACAAGGTGCAGGGCGCGACCGCCGGAAACCTCGCAGGGCTCGACGGGAACGGCAACCTCACGGACAGCGGAAAGAAAGCCTCCGACTTTGCCGCCGCGACGCACTCTCACACGGGATACGCCGAGGTCAAGATTTTTACGGACGTATCCGTACCGGCCTCCGCGTGGGGGAACGACTCCACATACGGGGCCTATCCATTCGCGGCGACCATCACGGCGGCGGGCGTGACGGCGGCGCACGTTCCCGAGGTCAACTACGGCGCGACGGAGGCCGCAAGCGGGGATTTCGCCCCGGTCGCTACCTCCGGGAGCGGGACGGTGAAAATCTACGCGGCGGTCAAGCCGACGGCGGATATCACTATCCCCTCGATTATTTGCATAAAGGCGGTGTAAAAAATGGCGATTGGACGAACGAACGCGGTCGGCAAGGCGGGGACACAGTTCTCCCTTGTCGTGACCGTCGAGACCGGCTCCCTCGTGACCGCGACAAAGGGCGCGCGGAGCGTGAGCGGGACGGCGGTAAATGGCTCTTGCGTGCTGACGCTCCCGGAGGCCGGGACGTGGACAGTTACCGCGACCCGGAGCGGGCAGACCTCGGACACAAAGACCGTGAGCGTGGTCGACAGCTACGCGGTAACGCTCACGTTCTTCTCGGCGACGATTACCGTTACCGCGCCCTCCGGCGCGACCGTGACGCTCAAAAAGGGCGGCTCCACGGTGGACAGCAAGACGAGTACCGGCACGGCGGTATTTACCGTCTACGAGACCGGCGAGTACACCGTCGAGGCCACGCAGGGCGGGCAGAGCACGAGCGGCACGGTAAACGTCGTCTCCTCGACGACCTCCTATGCGATTACCCTCTCTTTCGTGAGCGACACGCTCAACGAAAATAGTTGGGACACCATTTCCGAGGTCTCCGACGCGGGAGAGGGCGCGAACTATTGGGCCATCGGCGACCGAAAGCAAGTCCCCCTCAACGGCACAGTGGGGAGCCTCTCACTCTCGAATTTCTCGACCTACGCTTTTATTATTGGGTTCAATCACAACTCCGGGCGAGAGGGTTCGGGCCGTATCCACTTCCAGCTTGCAAAGACGGCCCTCTCCGGCGGTACGGACGTATGCCTCACCGACGGGCAGTACCTCAATACTGGCTCCTCGGCGGCGTTCCGCATGAATACGAGCAACACCAACTCCGGCGGGTGGGAGGACTCGTACATGAGGAATAATATTTGTGGTACGAGCAAGTCGACGACCTCGGGCCGCATCATGGGAGCTATACCCGCCGAACTCCGTAACGCGCTCAAGAGCGTTACAAAGTACACGAATAATAACGGGAGTAGCTCGGCCTCGAGCGCCGTCACCGCGACCACAGATTACTTTTTCCTCCTCTCGGAGTACGAGGTATTCGGGAATATCACATACTCGAACAGCTACGAGGCAAATTATCAACAGCAATACGCCTACTACTCCGCCGGAAACAGCAAGGTCAAATACCGGCACAACAGCACAGGGAGCGCCGCTCGTTGGTGGCTCCGTTCCCCGCGTGCGGGCAACTCCTCCAGTTTCGTGTATGTGTACACCGGCGGCACAGTCAGCTACTACTCCGCGTACTATTCGCTCGGGTTCGCGCCGGGCTTTGACCTCTAAAATTCGGAATTAAAAACCCTCCCCGGCTCAATGCCGGGGAGGGATACTCGAAAGAGGAGGTAAAGCCCATGATACGACGCAGGAAATCAAAGCTCCCGAAATGGCGGTACGAGTTCGATTGCCGGAAGTGCGACAACATTCGGGAGATACACGACCCGCGCAAGCACAGAGACGGCGATTATTGCGTCCCGTGCATAGAGCGGAACGACGCGGGCCTCCCGAGTCCTATCCGGGCATACGAGAAAGAGCGTGTCCTCCGTTGCGAGTGCTTTACTCCCATCCCGGAGGACGGAGAGGAGGGCAAGGTATGAGCCTATGCAGAGGGTGCGGGGCCTCTATCGAGTGGATACGCACGACG